CGTTTTTCAAAATGGTGCGGAACATTTTTAAAACAGCACACAAACAGCACACAAACTTTTGTTAAACTGCAGCATGGGTCGGCAGGGTATCTTCGGGGATATTCATGGATTCATCAGGTTTGTCTATCCTTATTTCTGTTAGATTATCTTTGATACTTTGTTCTCTGATATTACTTGCATTTACTAATTTAATATATTCGTTATAATGTTCGTCTAAAAATGTTAATGCTTCACAATGTCGGTTCATGCGTTCTAATGAAATAGTTTTGTATATATCTACTGATAAGATGTAATAGTTTTTAGAACTTGCTAACTCTTTGTTTAGTTTGTCTTGTATTGCTAAGTACAATTCTATACTACCGATCACTCCAACTATTAAACTCATTAAACAATTTATAACACTGACCGTATCTTGATTAATAAACTTATTTAGTCCAACACTAAATACGCTGTTGATTGCCGATACTACTATTATTGGTATTCGAAACCATTTGATAAATCCATTGAGAATAAGATAACGTTCTCTATGGTATTCCGTTAATATTAAACAATTCTTTCTTATCTGATCTAAAATAGTTTCAATATCACTGGTCCATGAACTTGATGAAAAACTACTACGTGCTTCTACCATAAAGATTTGTTTAATCTTAACTAACATTTTTATTATAATTTTTTATCCCCTCTGCTATGGATCTCGAACTCCATAAAACCCATCTCGCAAGTGCTGCCGGTCCATGTTTATGAAAGTCTTCATTTACTTTATGACGTGCTATATAATTATTTTTGGTTTGTTCTGATGCTCCATCTGCGAACGTCAAAGATCCCTTGGAACCAAAGGATATCTTCATTCCATCATCAAATATTGCGATCAACTTTTTTTTACTCGATGCTGGTGTTTTCTTAACGCTTATCAATTTCATTTTCATTTTAGAATATTATATATTTAACCATTATTTTATTCTGAATCTGATTCTGTTGTATAATTACTATCACATTCCATTTCACATGTATAACAGATTCCTAATTGTTCGTGATAATCTAATAATACATTACACATATAACAATAACGGTCGGGAACCATTGGAAAATCAAATACGCTTACTGGATCTTCGGATTGCATTTTAATTAATAAAAATATATTTTTTAAAATTAATGAACGAAATGGAGGAAATATTACTTTATCTAAAATCCATAACTATACCCCTAAATACTAAAAGACCAAACATGTCAGGTATTAGATACCGTGGAAATGATAACAGACTTTATGGAGAACCAATTAGAAGCGTAACTTTAGGATATGTGAGAGATTGGAAAACTGGAGGTAAAACTATTAGTCGGTTTACTCTTAGTCATCCTGATTTTTGGAATCTCTTAGTAGAATATGGAAATGAAAATGTTCCGCATCCATTTCAATCCGTTTGTATAAATCATAATACTATTGCAAAACCTCATCATGATGGTAATAATAAAGGTGTTTCAAGCATTATTGGAATTGGTAATTATACCGGTGGTGAATTAGTTGTGAATCATCAAGTAATTGATATTCATAACAAATTGTTTACGTTTGATGGATCTAAAGAATTACATTGGTCTTTACCTTTTGAAGGTGAAAGATATTCTCTTATTTTTTTTAATTAAAGTTATTCTTCTATTTGTTCTACACCAAGAAGAGGGTAAAACACTAATGTGAATCTGATTATTGGTTGGATTGCAAAAGTAAAACCAGCACGAACGGTTGCTGCAGATGGTGCAGTCCATGTTGATCCGTCATATGTTGAATTGTATGGAATTGCAACCCCTGTAGTTGAACCCATAAAATTGTTTGCTAAATTGTATGGAACTATACTTGCATTATCTGCTGGTTGTGGAAGTTGATATTCTGGTCCTCCTTGGTTGTATGTAAGTCTAAATTGTAATTGAGAGTTATTTAACAGATTTGGATCTTTTACAGAGTATGCTGGTGAATCATAATCTACTTGTTGAAAGAAGTTTAACTGTGTAAGTCCAACACCTCCAACAGCACATGATTCAGATAGAGTATTTCTATTACAAGGAACTGTTGCGATTATATTAGAATAATTACCAACATTATTTGTTATTTGTCCGTATGATACAGAATGATCTGAAAGTAATCCTAAACCTGTATCCCATACATTAGGATTTGTATAACCAAGTAATTCTACATTCACATTGGTAATACCTGCAAAACCTGTAGATGTTGCATTATAACTAACAAAATCAATAGCAACCTGTTGAGACGCCCATTGACTTCCCATTGGAAATGTTGGGTATCCTTGATTGGAAACCTGTACCCCTGTAGTAGAGTATGCTGGTTGAATAACTGTTCCTACAACAGAACCAGTTGCGTAGTTAGTAACATCTGATAAATACATCATGACATTTACTTTTGAACCAGTTGTTGTTGTAACTACAACAGTAAAGTAATCATAAAGTGAAGGAACTACTGAACCAAATGAAATACCTGTAAAAGTAAAAGTATTACCCCGAGCAAGTGCTCCACCAGTTGCTGCAATAGTTCCAACAAGAGTTGCTATATGATTAGTATTATTAAATCCAACAAAGTTAGAAATATACATGGATTCTATAGCACACTGTGTTGTTTCGGGAAGTTGTTGAAGAAGTCTTGAACTAATTGTAAATTGAGTTAAAGGGCGTCCAAAGTAATCATATGGTGCTTGTACTATTAATCTTTGTGGTTGTATTTTAAGATTACGATATTTCAACCCAACCGATCTAAATAATTTTAAAAGTTGGGTTTCCTTTACTTCTGTAGCATCTGTATGATTGCCTTTGATAATTTTCATATCAACATCACGAAGACCTCCAGAGTTTTTCATCTTGTAAATTAATTATAATAATACTTTTTATTTTTATTCTGGAATAATAAACTCATTTAAATTACGTCGAAACATTGTTTCGGGTTTCTTTGGAAAAAAATCCACCATCATAAAGTTATGGTTTTGTTCTAAAGGTTTTTCGTTATGGATTGCTCTTTTATACGCTTCCATAAACTTCTCTTTTTCAATTTGACCTCCTATCTCATCGGCAATTTGTTCTAATACTTCTTTATTTTTTTGTTCTCCTAATAACAAACTGGTAATATTCTGACGGATAATACGAGGGATACCACCACTTCCTCCATATGTTTGACAGCACATGAATATACTCAGTCCTAACCCTTTCCCTATATGACGATGTCTCAAACATAAGTTTATAAAAGGGTTTTTAGTTCCTGCAGAACTGTATATCTTGTCTCCTTGACAATCATCTACTATCAATGCTAAACATGGTCGTCCTCCTTGACTGTTGCGATACTTTGGTTCTGGTTTTTTATTAAAATATCCGTTCTCTAATGCTTTCATTAATATTTTTGGGTCGATGTCATCTATCTTTATGGTGTGGTCGTTTAGTATTCTCCATAGAGCATATGCTTCTTGATACTTTTCCCATTCTTCTTGTTCTTCTTCTACTTTATGGATGATATCATGGATATTTGCAGGGTCACCTGTAGGATATTCATCTTCTGGATTTATTCCCAATGGTCCAAAGATAGGTCGATTACTTTCTATTGTAGGGGATATAATAAAACACCGATCTAAACATCCTTGTTGTTTAAGTCCTTGTAATAAACTTGAAAGTATTACTCCTTTACCATATCCTCTAACCGAACAGACTGCATTCAGTTGATGCATCTTAATTTGATTTTCTGGTGTTTCTATAGTGAATGCTGATTTTTTTGGAAGTTTAATTTTATAAGCATCTTCTTTAAGTTTTACTGTTTTAACCATTTTTAAAAGTTCTTTTATAAAAGTAAATATATTTTTTATAAGACTAAATCAAGACTACATTTTGGAGTGTATTCTCCATACATCTTTGGAGGAACTTGGATAACATCAGCAACTTCTCTCTGTAAGTGTGGAAACTGAAGACGAACGTCTTTATTACGAAACAATTGTGCTTGAGGTCGTCCTCCATAAGAATAATATGCTGAATTACCTTTCCATTTCATTGGTCCAACTGCTCTTGATGTTCCAACACCTTGGTACATTGCTGAACCAATAACGGAAGTCACTTTAGGAAAGAACTTCGGTTGAGAATATCCATATGCTTTCTTTAGAGGAACAGTTGGTTGAAGCATTTTATTAAGCGGTTTAATACGAGTGAACTTTGCAATATCATTGATGTCCTTGCCTTCAAGAACAACGGGGTTATTCAAATAAGTTGTCATTTAATTTTTTGTTATATTAAATGACAATATATTAATTTAATTTAATTTAATTTTATAATATTCCAATTGAAAATTGAAGTTATTCTTTTTTTATTTTTTCTTTAAAGTATTTTACAATTTTATTTCTTTAGTAGATAACCTGAATCTGCTGGTTTGCACCAACCTTTAGGATACTGGTAAAGCATGTGAAAATATCTGTGCGATCACCAGCGTTGTTGTCATCCTGTAGCAAGTAGCATACAGAGACTGCACCACGAGAGTCCACACCGGAACAAAGTCGGGGAATGGAAGAATCCATAAAGTCAAGAGCAATTGCCATCTGGTAGTTAGCATTGAGGAAAATAGTCTGAAGACCAGAAATAACTGAATCGCTCCAAGAGTTGTGTAAGTTCCACGCTTCAAGATGGTTGTAGAATGCAAAACTTGGATCGATCTTAACATTGGGAACGAATGCATTATTGATCTGGTATTGCCACTGATTAACACCTGATACTACACCTGCAGTGAATGGTTCAACGCCTGAAGTTGTCTGGAAGTAAGCACCCTTATTGACAATTCCATAACCACCATCAGCACGAATACCAAATCCACAGGGAACATGTACCATTGCCCCAGCAGTAGAATTGTAATAACTTGGTCGATTCACGCTAATAACTTTGTTTAAGCACTGAGTGTTGATGGAGAAACGAGTGCTTGAAGAACCAGCAGACTGAACCTGATTGATGTTGTAGTAGTTGTTGTATGGGATTTCAATTTCACCACCAGAACTTAATTTCTCACTGAGAATGTCGTCGTAGAAGTTGTTGTCAAAAGAGCAAGTGCGGATAGTGAAGAAGATGTTGGAAAGAGCATAGTCAGGGCGGGTAGTCAATGACAGGTCAGGAGGAACTGACAATACATCATTACCAGCGAGAGTAAGACGAATCTCAACCTCACCCAACATCTGGAGTTGAATCCAGTTAGGTTGTGCTTTGAAGAACGCCAACCAGTCGCTGATGCAATGGTATGAGTTCTGGTTAGCAACATAGAATGAACCAGTTGTTGGAACGAATGGAGCAACACTTGCTTTAGAAGTGACGACACCAGACAGAGGAACAGTTGGAGCAGCAACAGCATTACCAGAAGAGAATCCATACCCACCAGAGTAGAAACTGAATGAGTAAGCAGGTGAAGTTGTAGGAGTAGCAACAGCACTTGTAATGGAAATGGTTGTTCCAACGTATGTAATATCAACCTGAGTCACGAGACCACCAAGGATGTACTGAGTAGTTCCAGAAAGACTGGTTGATTGAACGTACCCTGGAACTTGACGAACTGCAGTAATGGTAGCAGATGTAATAGAAGCATAAGTAATACCAAGTTGTGTAAGATTGTGAGAACCAACTGTAGAACCAACTGTAAGATTGTCATGAACGCATGAAAGATTGCAAGTAAGTTTAAGATTTGTTGCTCCAGAAGAAGCAATAGCATACACACTTGAAACAAACACAGATTGCTGACCTATACTTGCAGTATCAGCACCTGAAATCTCAAGGATAGGAGAGGTATCGCACTCGTTCTGGAGAGTTCGACGCATAACTGATTTATCCATATCCATATGAGAGTTCTTAAGAGTGTCATATAGTAAATTGTAGTTCTGTAAGTTAAGAAGACCAAGACCATTAACAGAAACTTCCATACGTGAAATAAGACCTTCAATACCCTTTGGTAAAATACCCTGTGCGACGTTAGCACCACCAAAACCAGTAGTTGCTCCATCAGTCATGGAAGTCTGAAAGAACATTGCAAAAGAGTTAAGATCAACGAGTGCCATAGGAAGACGAACGGTAATAAGACCTCCTGAAGAAGCACTGGTAGAGTTCATAGCATTGATCTTGAGAATATTGGTGCTTGGTTGAGCGTCATCAGCAAGACGGTGAAGGAAGAATCTTAAATTGCTTGGAACAATGAGGGATTCGTTAAAAAGATCCATCTTGAGTTTTTATAATTTTACTTTTTATTTTAATTTCTGGTGAATTAAATTAAAATAAAAATTAAATGAAAAATTAAAATGAAAAATTAAAATTGGAAAATTAACTTCTTCCATTTTTTCTCTTTGCTTCTAAAAGTTTATCCTTTAGTAATTTTTTGTTTCGTTCTTTCCAAAATTGATTGTTCTTTTCACGTTCTTCTTCTTTTTGTTTAGCAAGTTCTTCATTAATCTTTGCCTGTAGTTCTTCTGCTTCTTCAGCAGAAAGTAAAGTTGATCCTTCCTTATGTTTAAGAACTTTTAAACTTGGATCGTTAGGATCATCAAAGATTTCTACTGCTCCTTCAATAACTACTTCTTTTTCTTTTTTAACTGTTGGTTCTTTAGTAATATCTATCTTTTCTGCTTCAGGGGGCATTTTATTAGGATTCCTAACACAATATTCAATTACTGTTCGAATTACTTCTGGAGGCAATCCTTCGTAGACTTCCTTAAAGTATTCGGTCGCTTCATCAAGATCCTTAAACTGATTTTTTCCAGAATCCTTAACCATTTTTAATGTTTTTATACTTTCCCTTAATATTTTATTTTTATTTAAAAAACGAAATTAAAAATTAAAAATTAAAATTAAAATTAAAATTAAATCCTGCTGTTGTATCCGACAATAGTTATGTATCCTTGAACGTTGGTTGCCGGTGTCAATTTTAGTGATGGGTACAATCCACTATCACTCGCATATCCTCCACTCACTATTGTCATAGTAGGATTGTTACCAACATTGTAACCTTTAAATATTTTTGCTCTTGCTTTCATAGGAGCACAGATATCATACTCTACTATATCATTAAATGTATTACCTATATAATGAAATGGTACACCTGTCCCCGCCCACGCAGTACTACTGTATGCTGCTGCAAGTTGAACGAGTGTCCCCGTGTAACCACTTGTTTTCACTGTTCCTGTAGAATCTACGAGATTGAATGTAAGCAAGTTCCCTGGAAGACCAACGGTTAGTTGTAGGTAAATCTTATAGTTTGTGAAACCACCTGTGAAACAATATGGAAATATCACACCCGCTGTCGTGTTGAAAAACTGGTTGAAAACAAGATTGACATTGTTGTCTACGTGTATGTTTTGTAACCACCCTGTTTGATTATTCGTACTGAGTGTTTTTGTTATGGAATATGTTTGTGGTGTAACTCGTTGTGCTTGATTAAAGGTAAATGTTCCTGTTCCTGAAAGTCTGGTAGAACTTTGTGCGGGGCAATCAAGTCCCATAAACGCATACGCTGGATTACCAATCTGTTCCTGAAAAACACCACCGAGAGGAGCAATACTTATTGTGTATGTGTATGAGACTGTCATCACATAAGTATCATCTAATTTACTATCAGTTGGTTCAAAGTAAATATCTAAATTGAGAAGCGGATCAAACAAATTGAATACTGTATTCGAAGTTGCTGTGATGGTGTAAGATCTTGTAATAGTAGATGAAAACCCAGAGTTTAGATAAAAGTTTGTAAAAGCACTACCATTTCGGGTCATCGATAACGTCACGCTGTTTAAATTGTAAGTAAAGGTTCGATTTGCAGCAGATGATGCGTACATTTTAACACCCAAACATACCTGTGTTTGTAAAGTGCGACCCATAGGATTGTTTCCATTGACTAACAACGTAACAGTAGCACTTCCACCAGTTCCAGTTCCTGTGTTTAGTCCTCTTGTTCCAAAACTGGTGTAATCATTTGGTGTAGTACTCATGTAAAGCAATGGATTAGTGTATGTTCCACCTGAAGGAGTAGTACTCGCAGTTAATATAGGTGTATCGAGTTGAGCGTATGTATCAGGTGTATTTCCATCACAATACAAATTGTTGGTTTGTGCTGATGCGACACCAGCAGTTCCATCCAATTGTAAAGGATAATGTCCTCCCGTCCAACTATTGTTGAATAACATGGTAGAAGGATTTGCTGGTATGTTTTCAAGTCTCCAATACTTTGAAGTCATTGTTTGGTCGTTGATTTGGAACGCTGATGATGTCAAATATCCAAGTGCTGGATTGTAATTGAGTGTGTATCCAGCAGTTCCATCTGTATAAAGTGTCTGTGATGTTCCAGTTTGATTTAATACAAATGGTACGTAGCAATAATGATTTGCTGTATCACCAGTTGTATCAATTAAAGTTGCTCGTGTTGCGACAGAAGCAGTTCCTGATATATTTGCTACTGTAAGAGTTGAAGTTCCTGAATTGTAAGAAGGTGCTGACGTATAAACAACTTTGCTCGTTCCACCAGTATTCGCATTTGTAAGAGCAAGGTAATAAGTAGTTGATGCTGGTTGTGTTGTTGTATTGACTGTCGTAGCAGTTGTAGCAGTTCCATTTAAAGTACCGTTGAAGTTTGCAGTTGTGAGAGTATCACTAGTAGGATTGTAAGAAATACCGATATCAACGTAAGTCACTCGTGAAGCACCCCCTGTTCCAGTTGAACTAAACATAGGGTAAACAGTTGTTGTTGCTGACGTTGTATCAAGTGTATTTGCTCGTGATGCAACAGTTGCGAGACCATTGAAGTTGGTACAGTTAAGTGTTGCTGTTGCTTCTGTATAACTGAGTCCAACGTCAACGTATGCTGTGCGAGATGTTCCACCAGTTGAAGAAGTGCTGAATAGAGGGTAATACGTTCCTGCTCCCGCCGTTGTTGTATCAAGTGTAATTGCTCGTGTTGCGACACTCGCTGTTCCTGTAAATGTCCCTGAAACGTTAGTTGCTGAAAGCGTTCCAGTTGCTTGTGAATAACTAAGCGGAGCATCAACATAAAAAGTCCTTCCATTACCTCCCAAAGAACTTACAACAAAAGGAAGATAATAAGTTCCTGCGGTTGCTGTTGTTGTATCAAGTGTAAGTGCTCTGGTTGCAGAACTTGCTAATCCTGTAAGACTTCCATTAAATGAAGTTGAATAAAGTGTTCCTGATGAGAAATCAAACTTCAAAACAGAATAAGCATATAGATTTTCATTAATTGTCGCACCCTTAACAAAAGTAGGATAATAAAAACCAGCACCAGTCGCAGTAGTAACTGCTACACCTGTAATTGAACCTGTAATTAAAGCACAATTGAATCCGCCTGTGGCGTCTCTCGAAACAATAGTTGAAGGAATATTACTATCTGTTGCATCAGTGCTTATACTTATAGTACTATTTCCACTTTGATTTGCTGTAAAAGTTCCACTAGTTGATAAATGAGTTCCTCCACTGATTGTAAGAGCACCATTTCCAACAGTTAAATTAACCCATAAAGGAGCATTTCCAGCACCATTAGAAACAAGATATTGACCTACTGATCCAGTACCATTACCTACACTCAAACTTTTATTTAGATACACAGTATTATTAAAAAAAGTTCCTCCAACAAAAGTTATTACTCCACCATTAAGAGTTGCAATTATATTTCCATTTTGATCGGTTAAAACTGCAGTCCCTATTGAATCAAATAATCCACCATTGTTAAGTCCAGTTCCTATATTATACGTACTGACAGGGTATAAACTCATTTCTTTTTAATTAAAACAATTATTTAATTTTTAAAATAATTTTTAATAATATAACATTATTAAAATGTTGCCTGATTTATTTAAAAGTTTAAGTTTGAATAAAGATGACCTTTTTAAATCTCACAAAGTTAAGACGTCTGGATTAAGTAAGTATCATAATATCATGACAAAACAACAAGCATATTCTAAATTAACACGTCGCAATACTCGTAATATAGATGCATTACTTGATGATCGTCGAGCAATGATAAATATACTTGAAAGAAAACAAAAGAAGTATCCATATCGTGCTGGTAGATACTCTACTGCTATTTCAAGACTTCAAGCAGAGCGAGACGCTTTACAAGCAGAAAAAGACAAAAATAAAAAAGATCAAGAAGATCTTATAAGATTTACAACAAGTTATGCTGGTAAAGTAGTCCCAGCAGATGCTATTACAGCATTTGTTGCTGGTAAAGTTCCATTACCATACCGTTTAACAGCACCAGAACAAGTTCCAAATGCAAATCCTATTTCAGCACCTGAATTAGGTGGTCCAATTTATCAACCAACTAATTTAATTCAAGGTGGTGGTGAAGCATCTGGTCCATTACCAAGTATTGGTTCAGGAACGCCATTTCAACCATCTGGAACTCAAGCACCAGTTGAAGAACAAACAGGTCAAGGATCACCTCAATCAGTTGATAGTGAAAATGAAATCGTTAAACAAGCAGCAATGCAAAATGCAGGTTTAGGTGTTGATTATCCAAGTGATGTTTCTCAAGTTTCTCAAGTTTATGGAGAAAGTTATAAACCAGCAATTCAACGAGAAACAGATAGATTAATAAATGAAGCAGAAGCAAAAAGAAGTACAGTTCCTCAATTTTTAAGTTCAGATTCTGGTTTTGAAACAGAACCAGAAACAAAAGAAGAAAAATATCAAAGATTAAAACAAGCATTATTAGAACATGTTCCAAGAAGAAGAAAAAAGAAAACAAAACCAGAACCTGTTATTATCAAACAAGAAGATCAGCAACAAGAAAGCGAACCAGAAACGGAACAAGAACAAGAACAACAAGAAATTGAAAGTGAAAGTGAAAATGAAATCCAACCAGCACCAAAAAGTTCTGAAAGTTCTGAAAGTTCTGAAAGTTCAAGCGGTTCAGTTCCTCCAAGAATGTTGAATAGAGAAATGGAACGACGTTATTTAAAAGTATCAAAAGGATTAAGTTCAAGTTCAAGTTCAAGCGATTCTGAACCAAAAGTAAGAGCAAAACAAATTGAAAAATATCTTAAAGCATATAAAAAAGATTATCTTAGTCGTGAAGAATATCAACAATCAAGCAATAGAAAAGGTAGTTATGTAAAATATCTTAATGGATTAATTCGAAAAGACCCAGAGTTTTGGAACTATCATAATGTAGTGAAAAAAAAATAATGATTAAAGTTAAAACAAAATGAAAGTAGTACGTAAGAAACTTTTTTATTTGAGTTCAGCAGATAGACAACCAACTGAATCCATACAGAAATGGAGTATGATGTTTCCAGATAACTTAATGAATATTTCACAAAATGAAAAAATACGAATGACAATGACTTTTTTTAGTTTGCTTAATTCATTTGAAAATATTAATTCTAATAACAATACATGTTATGTATTACTCAATGGTGTAAGTTATGTGTTGTCTTTACCTACAGGTAATTATTCACTTATACAAATAGCAAGTAATTTTGCAACTGCATTGAATAATTTACAAGGTGCTGTTGTATTTACATTTACAATACCAAGTAATAATACATATCAAGGTTATTTAACTTATACTGGAATATTAACCAGTATGACACTTTATTTTACAACTGAAGCAGCACCAAGTTCTTTTGATTCATTTAAATCTGCGTATCCCATGTATGGATCATTAGCAAGAATATTAGGGCAACCACCTGAAACCACAAGTTTAACAATAACAAGTTCTGGATACACCACACCTTTACCACTTTATACAGGTCAAATACAGTATCTCAAAGTTCATTGTAATATACCACCGATCAATTTAAGTTATAATCGAAATAATAATATGCTTAACTACACAGATGTTTTAGCACAAGTTCCAATCCTTGTTCCACCCTTCTTTCCAATTGTTTATCAATCGTTTAACGATTCTGCAAACAACTTTGATTTCCCAGCAACAGGTCAGAAGATCGGTACAGTCGTATTTTATTTAACCGATCAAAACAATGTTCCTGTTATAATCCAAGATAATTGGAATATTACATTAGCAGTAGAGGTTTTGGTAGATGACGAAATGGAGGAACTTACCAAAGAAATTATCCATTTACAAAAACTTGAATTACTTCAAAAATAAACAACTTCAATTTTCAATTGGAATAAAATATTGGATACATTCATAAAAACTTTCACAAAATGGGATTCTTAAACTTCATAAAACGTACGGCAAAAAAAATCGGTTCAGGGATTGCTGCAGGTGCTAAGTTTGTAGGACAACATGCTAAACCTGTTCTTCATGCTGTTGCAAACGTTGTCGAAAAGGTTGCTCCATATGCTTCAGGTGTTGCAGGTGCTTTAGGACATCCAGAATTATCAGGACCTATTACAATGGCAGGTAAAATTGCATCGGGTGTTAAAGGACTTACAGAAAGTAAAGGAGGTGGATAATTTTAAAAAAAGTATATAATATCTTTTTTATTTTAATTTTAATTTCTTACAATATTATAATATTTGTAATTATTATAAAATGGCAAAATCAAAACCAATTGAAACTATAGTAGAAAAAAAAATTGATGGTAGAAGTAATCCATCAGAAGAGAAACTTGAGAAACTTAAACTTGCACGTGAGAAAGCATATGCTATCAGAGCAGAGCAACGTGCTTTGAAAGATAAAGAAATGCTTGTTAAGCAACTTGAAAAAGAAAAACGTGAAAGGGAAGTGGATACAAAACTTAAGGAACTCATAAAACCTAAACAAGAACCTAAAAAAGAACCTGTTCCTGATCCTGAACCTGAATTACCCAAACCAATTTCAAAACAACCAAAGAAAGTAAAAAAGATAGTTATTGAATCAGAAAGTGATACAGAATCAGATGATGAACCAGTTGTAGTATATCGTAAAGTAAAAAAGGAAAAGAAAAATGAACCAGATATTGAGAAACAAATACAACCAAGTATCACTGAAGAACTACTTACACAATCACATATTAATAACGAATTAAAAAGATTACGAAGAGAAATGGCAAGAAAAAGTTTATTCAAAGCATTTTAAAAAAAAATTAATTTAAAAATTAATTTTAAAAATAAAATATCATTTGTTTTTAAGAAACTTTAAAAAAATGAATAACTTGAGTTTAAAGAACTCGAATACTAAAGTTGGACGCCCTAAAGGAGGAAGACTTACTGAAGAACAAAGACTTGAGAGTATCAAACGAACTAAAGAATATCAAAAAAGATATCGTGAAGAACACCGACCTCAAGCAATTAAATTAAAACAATTAATTAATGAAGTTTCACAAATAAAAATAAATGATAATATTATTAACACTAACAAATGACTTTTATTTCTAAATCTGGTGAAAAGAAAGTTCTTGCAAAACCCTTTTGTAAATATCCTCAAAGTATGTTTTATCATTATGGTTATACGTATCCTAATGTAAAAATAGATCCAACATTCGTGAAAAAAACATATCCTTCATTTGCTTAAAAAAAAATAAAAGGTTAATAAAAGAAAGAATGTTTAAAAAATTAGGTGATTACTTTAAACGTGCAGTTAAAACAATAGGTCAAGTTGGAACTAAACTATACAATTGGATTAATGACAAACCACTACTACAAGACTTTAGTGAAAATGCTAAACGTTTTTTAGAAGTTTATGGAGAATCCATAATTGTAAATGTGAAAGTATGCAGAGCACCTATAAATAGTTATTTACAACGTTTTTTAGATAACATTAACAGAGGCAACTTTAATTTAGCAAATGAAATAAACAAACCAGATTTACTTTTCCATGTATGGATGGAAATAACTTTTAATCTCAATGGTAAAGTCGGAACATGCACTTTTGAAAAGAATGATAAACCAGAGTTTAGACTCGGGACTAAACAATACACTTCATTCATATCAGTACCAGTTCTTAAAAACCTAACGATCGATCAGATGTGTGAAGAAGCAATAACACGAGTTGGACGTCAAAGATATTTTATTTACCGATGGGATTCATTTAACTGTCAGCAATTTATTAAAGATAACCTTACAAGCAATTCATTTGGATGGAATCAACAAATTGAAACATTTGTCATGCAGGATCTAACGCATCTTATAAATCAAGTAGGAGTTCAAGGAGAGTTCCTTAACAAAGTAGTTAATTTCTTTTCAAAGTTTAAAGGAATCGGTGGTAATTAAATTAATTTTATTTCGTTTTTTTTTCCAAAATTAAATAATTATAAAGGAAAAGAAAAAACAAAGTAAAATGTCAACCAAAGGATATATTTACAAAATCTACAGCGATTCTTGTAAAGAAGTATATATTGGTTCTACAATGCAAAAGTATCTTTCTTCAAGATGGGCGTCTCATAAACATAAATATAAGGAGCATTTAAGAAACCGTTATAATTATGTGAGTTCATTTGAAATAATTAAACATGGAGATGCTAAAATAGAATTGTTAGAAACATATTATTTTGATGATCGTAAAGAACTGTTTCAACGTGAAGGGTATTACCAAAATCACTTTAACACCATTAATAAATTAATTGCTGGTGGAAAAAAAATAAAAGTAGATAATATAACAATTTTACAAAATGACTAAAAAAGTTGCAAGAATATTTATTGACATTCTTTTCACAATTTTTATAACGGTAAAGACTATACATAGTTATGGAACCGCCCGTTAAAGAAATAATTGTTATTTTAAAAAAGGAAACGTCGAACGAATATTATCATTTACCAAAAGAAAATTATCAATTATTATTCCAATTGTTAAAATTGAAATTATTTCTTTCAAAATTATAACTGATAAAGATAAAGCAATGAACTTCTTAAAAAATACTATGAGTTTAGACCGACCTATATATACCGTTTATATTCATCCAGTTAATAAGCATCAAAGACTAACTATAAATAGAATTGCAAATCAAATTAAAATAAAATCTAAAGGTAAAACAAAATAACATGCCCTTTAAAATATTGAAGGAAGGATCGCATTATAAGGTTATCAATAGTGCTACAGGCAAAGTACATGCGAAACATACTACAAAAGCAAAAGCAATTCTGCAAATGAGATTACTTTATTTAAAATCAAAAAAATAAAAAAAAAATAAATTAATTTAAAATAAAAATATTAGTATATAATATACTTATTTTAAATGGATTTCGTAAAGATTGCCGAAGAACTAAAAGCAAGTAATGTTGTTAGTGGGAAACGATACATAGGTATTTCTCCTAAAACTCAAGAAACGTATCTTTCAAAATTAAAAACGCTTGAAAAAAGAAAATTATTTGATTCTGATAAAAAAGATTTGTTAGAGTATCTGAATGGTATTGAAGTTCCTAATACAAGGATTGCTTATCAAACCGCAATCATTGGAACAGCAAAACATTCCCCGACGTTTAAAAAAGATATCGGCAACGACTTACTTAATAAAATCATTGATTCACAAAATGAGTTTATTGAAACTCAAAAACCCTTAAGGGGAACACAAATAAAAACTGCTTACGAAAGTGAAAATTGGATTGATTGGAAGGATCTTAAAAAACTAACAAAGGACCTTGTCTCACCGACTCAAGAAAACATGCTTATCCATCTTTATACAATGATACCACCAAGTAGATTAGATTTTCATAATTTACTTATAGTTCATCCAGATCAGCAAGTTAAATCACAGAAACAGAATTACATCCATTTACTTACAAAGAAGAAAGCAAAGTTAGTATTACAAGAATATAAAACCTCACAAACATATGGAGCAAACGAAATTGATCTTCCATTAAAACTGGTTCAGTTTCTAAATCAATACATAGAAGAACATCCAGACAATGTTTATCTATTTGAAAAACAAACAAACAATCACCAACCCTTTGCATCACCAGAAACATTTGCAAGATATCTTAAGGACGTCTTTTTTAAACTAACAAAAAAGAATATATCAGTTGATCTTCTACGACATTCCTTTATAACAGACTTTCGAAGTGGTGATTTGTCATTAAAGAAAAAAGAAAAAGTTGCTAAACAGATGGGTAATTCAGTTGAAACACAAGAACATTATCGAAGATTAGATTAAATCAATTTAAGAAAATAAAAATAAAAGTGATAATTAAAATGCCGCACAACAATAAACAATTAACATCAACTTATACAAAATGGGATGGAGATTTTCCATGTGGAATATCAAAACAATTTGACAGTACAGGTCAAAGAAACATATGGTTAAAACTGCATAAACAAAAATGTCATATTTGTAATTCTGAAAAATTAATTAATAAAAAAACCAATTTTAATTTAATTTAAATTAATTTAAGAAAATGAAAATAAAATATTGTAAAAGAATATATATAACTAAAAATGGTTTTAACAGACGAAGAACGCCGTGCTAAACAAATAATTTATCAACGTGAGTATCAACGTGAGTATCAGAAAAATAAATATCATGCTGATCCAGAATATGCTGAAAATAAAAAAAGACAAGTATTAGAAAGATATGCATTACTTACACAAGAACAAAAAGAAAAAAGAAATAACTATGCTAAAGACTACTACAGAAAAAGAAAACAATTAAAAATGAAAATTAAATTAGAAAACCCACCCTTTGAAATATGTTAAAAAACAATTTTTCTTAAGGAACCCCTTTTTTAAAAAAAAATTAATTAAAAAATTATTTTAATTTTTTATTTTCTTAAAATTAAAAATTATTTAAGAAAATAAAATATTAGGGAAGTATATATTCAAAATGAAAGTTATTGCTTACCTCAACGCTAACAACATTAAATGGTTCCCAATCAATCTTGTGGTTGAAGACAACAAGAAGATTTTAAAACCATACAATGAAGACAACCGAATGCCAAGTTATAACGATTTTGAAATAAACGAATTAGTTGAATTACGAAAGAATTGGAAGTATGACACCATTGCGATTGATACTACTGAAGTTCAGCAACTTGATGTAGATAGCACAGAAGCACTTGATAAAGTAAAACCGATCTTAGAAGACCAACCATACTTCTTATCAAAAACAAAAAAGTTTCCTCATATCTTTATTAAATTAAAAAACAAAAAAGAACATGGTAAAAGAGGTATTTTTACCGAAGTAGATGACAAGATTGATATCCTCAACGGGCAATGGTCTTATTGTGATATCCATACCGATATCATCAATTCAGACAAATCAATTACGACAATTGATATTCCACGCAAAGAACAAGTTCTTGAAAATAACAATTTAACAATCAAGTATAGTTCTCAAACTATTCAAGCACTCTTGGAAATCATTAACGAATCATACATTGATGAGTACTACAGTTGGTTTCGTATTGGAGTAGCACTTTACAATTGTGGTTCAGATTTTGAAGTATTTGATAACTGGAGTAAAAAAAGTAAAAAATATTCTGGAACTAAAAAGTTTTGGAAAAGTATTTCAAAAAGTAATCTCGGAGGAATCGGAATAGGAACTCTTTGTTATTATGCAAAACAAAGTAATGCATACTTATTTAATTTAATAAAAGAAAAACTACCAACAAAAAATCAAGTTGAACTGATTGATAGGTTCATGGACCAATCCGCAATACCATCCATAACGAACAGTCTTATCGGTGAAATCTTTTACGAGAAGTTCAAAGACAATTACACTTATTCAGATAGAACATGGTACAGGTTAAATGAAGGAGGTATTTACGAAGAACTTAGTAGTGATGCCGATACAATTCTTTGTAAAGAAATGAAAAAATACGTTCAGTCATTCTTTTTAAGAGTAATTGAAAATACAACTGACGCTGATAAAAAGAAAAAGTTATGGAAAGCACACACAACAATCGAAGGAGTTAATTTTCAAAAGCAATCAGTTGAAGCATCTAAACAACAATTTTTAAATGAACGATTAAACAAAGAACTGAATAACAATTCTTATATCATTGGATTTACCAATGGAGTATATGATCTTGAAAAAAATATTTTCCGAAAGGGAACTATTTCAGACAAGATAAGTTTCACAACAGGATATGCTTGGTCTGATAAAACAGATTACAAGTTCTTTGATGATTTTATTAATTCATTATTTGAATCAGTTGAAATGTCAAATTATTTTAAAAAGCATATTGCTTCATTTTTAGAAGCATCAAATAAAGAAGAAAAAATATATTTCTGGAATGGAAAAGGACGTAATGGAAAAGGAACGATTGATACACTTCTTCGTGAAACACTCGGAAACTATTATACGCAACTTGACAATGGGTATTATACAATTGCTAAAAAAGCAAATAGTATTGCAGAACCAGAATTAGTTAAATTAGAACATAAACGATTAATCATGACGTTTGAACCAGCAGAAGCAACCAAATACATTAATAATAAAACAAAAAAGATATCTGGTAATGATCCAATTGAAGCACGAGACCTTTACAGTAAATCAAATGAAATCAAAACAATCCAATCTAATTTCAAATGTGTAATTCAAACAAATCATTTACCATTATTTGATGAAATAGATTTAGGATTAATCCAACGTATTGAAGTCTCTACATTTCCATATTTATTTTTAGAACAATCAAAAATAGATCCAACAAACAAATATCATAAACCAGTTGATATTAATCTCAAAGATAAACTTAAATCAAAACATGTAGAGTTCTTTAATTACTTATTACACTGGTACTACATTTACAAAACAGAAGGAATTACCAATAAACCAAAAGAAGTTTTACTTGCAATAAAAGAATACACAGCAAAAATAGATACTATAAAAACATTTGTTGAAACAGTTTTGATTAAAACAGATAGCAAAAAAGATAAAGTAGCAGTTAGTGAATTACTTGCTATTTATAATGAAAGTGCTATAGATAGACTACAGACAAATACTTTTAGTCAAAAATTAAATAATATTATACCAGTTAGTAAGAAACGAATTGGTAGTTCAACAGTCAGCGGTATTGAAGGATATACTTTACACCCAGATTATAAACAAACAAATGAATGCGATATAGATCAATTTTAACTTAATCAAATACCAAATTAAATGTAAAAATGTAAATGTAATATTATTTTTTTATATTTAATCCCTCCCCGAAGATACCCTGCCGACCCATGCTGCAGTTTAACAAAAGTTTGTGTGCTGTTTGTGTGCTGTTTTAAAAATGTTCCGCACCATTTTGAAAAACG